GTGAGAAATACAGTCTCACCACTCCTAGGTAACTGTTGATACCCCTGCAAGCAGTGAGCACCCACGTTAGAAGCCCATTTAAAATCTGTTTCAAGAGGACGGTAAATCTTATAACCGCAGTCAAACCTGTAACGATAACTGATACTAGTGCACGAAAAACGCTGTTCATTAATCCAATAGTGTGTGATAGGGAGCACATCAAATTTAGACAGAACAGATTTATCAATAGCAAACTGTGACCAGAAATCCAAGTCAGACTTTTCCCAGTCTCTTGTACGAACTTTTATCTTCGCCGGTCTTTTCTCTCTGATCTCCTTCTCCAGCTTTCTAACAGGAACGCGCATGCGACTGCCAGCGCTGAGGCCGAGACCAAAGTTCCGATCAATATGTCGTAGGGTATCATAAAAACTAAGGTTGTATTTGTATCCAATATAGCTGAAACAATCGAAGCTGTGTTCAGGACAACCGAAGTCTTTATACCAGAGTCTACCCCCGTACTGAGTGATAGAGACTGTAGGGTTGTTATCTTCACGAAGGTCGCTCTTAAACTTCTTGTTTGGTTCTTCGAAGTGAGAGCAGAAATACTGAAAGATCTGATACTCAGAGACTTTCTCTAGTATCGTATCCTTATTAAGTACATCTTCGCTTTTTCTTGACTGTATCATGATGAGTATTGGGGGAGAGCATCTTGTCCTACTCTCCCCCTCATCATCAACTCCAAGGATCGTCAGCCTCTACGGCTGCCGGCTCCTCTTCGTTGGGTGCTACTACATTAGGTGTGTACCGTTGCAACTGAAGGTCAGAGTTGTACTCAGCGTTAAAGGTACCATATTCATCGTTCAATCTTCTGACGAAGATATCATCACGCTTTGGCTTGAGTCTTCCGAAGCACTTGTTGTACACCTGCTGGTACTTACCGTCTTTGACACCGAGCATGACTCGGAGCTTGTTGTCGGAAAGAGAGGTAACAAGCTTCTTGAGTTCCTCAACCTTACCACTGAAGATATCATCAACGGTATCGAAAGCACACTCACCATCGTTAGGTATGTTAGCCCACGCTTTGACGAAGTCAATGAGAACTTCCTCACCCGGATAAGTACGACGTACACCTTCAGATTTGAACCAGTCCGGAGCTGAACTAGGGTCTTTTGCCCAAGTAACCTGACCGTAATTGTTGGTGATTTGGAACTTACCTGTTGCTGATTCCTTACGATGCTTGTCACCGATGAGGATCTCGAGTCTGGTGGTGAAGTTATGTTCGTCATTGTGCAGCCAGAATGCAAGCTTACCCGTCTTATCACCCATATCGACAGAGTATGTAGGCTCTGTCTTCATGTTGACACCGATGGAAGCTAGCTCACCCAAGTTAGGGTTGACTGCCACAACACGCACAGGTGCGATACCAGTAAACAGTGGGATACCCCCACCAGCTACTTGTACGTCAGAGGAGTTTGATTGAATTGCCATTAGTCTTGTATTTCAGATTGGTTGTCTTCAGTTTTTGGATCTTGAGTATCGTCAATCAAGGTTACACGGATAGTCTTGTACGTCTTCACACGTAGACCTTTCAGCTTCGGGTGAGAGAATATATCCTTCGCCTCTGCTATTGTCAGTCCATACTTCTTCCTGATTTCATCACGAGTCATCCCATCCTCTTTGAGGTGCTTGATGAGCTGTGAAATCGTCAGGGTTTGAGGTGTCTCCTCCTGTGTCGAGTTAGTCTCGACATCTACTCTTGCGTCAATAGACATTTGTTTGGGGTTTAGTCGATAAAGATTTTGCTCCAATCCAATTCAGCATCCAGGCCACGTAGATGCTCACAGCGGGAGCCTGCTGTGTCGTCGTTTGTAGAATCGAACGATATTCTGGTTTTACCCTCTCCATGGTACACATAACCAATGGCATCTGCATTGGCACAGGCTATCTCACGAAGCTTGCCGGACAGTGACAAGTCGTTAGCCTTCACCTCTTTACCATTCTTGGTAAGGTATTTATCCTTGAGGTGACCAACAAAGATGACATGGTCTGCAAGCTTGGAGAGATTGAAGAACCACTTCATGAAAGCCTTACGAAGGTACAGGTAACCAGCACCTTGGGGCAGAGTAAGGACAGACAATCCCTTGTTATCGGAATCGAAGTTCTTACCCATAGGTGTGGCCTTGTACAGTTTCTTTGCTTCTTCTTCACACCACACCTCGAGCTGTGTGATAGTGTCGATAGCAATATACTTGTATGGCTTTTCTTCTTGCATGATTTGCTTACCTATCTTACCTAGGTCAGCAATAGAATTTACTTTGATCTTGAGTGCGTCCACCATATCGCTCCCGTCCTCGAGATCGATGATGAGACAGCCCTCAAGCTGTGACAATGCTGTGGTCTTACCGATCTTGGGAGGACCATAGATTATCATGTTCTTAGGTGATTTGCGTGTGGCTTTAACCACCTTCTTGGGAAGTGCTAGTTCGCTCATTAATTGTAAAGGTTGATAGATCAGTTTCAAAGGGTATCATCCCGAGCAAACCATCGCGGTTTTTCTCTACGTGGACAGCCATTAAGCCACGTGGATCCTCACCGCAATAGGTGTCAGTGATACCATACAGGTCATAAGGACGCTGCAACATCATGACAACGTGTGCATCCTGACCAATAGAATCGCCCCCGAACAAGTCGGTCAGCATAGGCTGATATTGATTCTTGGCACGGAACTCTTGCTCAATGTTACGATTGAGCTGAGACAACAGAATAGTGATAGAGCTGTGCTGCGCTTGCATGTACATACACGTCTTAGACAACTGATTGAGTTTGAGTAACTCGATGTCTAATGTGCTGGGTACAAGGCGAGAGTGGTCAATCAGATTGATGACAGTAGGATCATGCAATTGTTGCCTAACAGTACGCACTGCCTGCTCTATATCATGTACATCCTGGGGCACGGAACAGAAGTATATAGGGTATTGCTTATACTTCTGTACAGACTGTACATAATTAGCATAGCCTTCAGATGAAAGCTTACCATCCACTGACAACAGCTCTGCAGTTTGAAGCTTAGTATGCTTCGAACCTGCACGCAGTATCTGCTGCTCACCAGGCATCTCGAAGCTCCAGTACAATACAATGACATTCTTGTCATGGTTCTTGTCTAGAACATCGAAGATGAGCTGGTTAGAAAAGGCTGATTTACCCACACCGGGTCTCCCAGCTATAACATACATCTTACCGGGCTGCAATCCCCCCATAAGATTACGGTTAAGTCTATTCCACTGAGTAGAAAAGACTTTCCTATTACCCTCTCGAGCATCTACCACATTCTCAATAGACTTGTCTACTGATTTAGATATATGCTCAAGCCCTAAAGGCAGTATCAGCCTAGAGTTGTCGGGTAATTCTTCTGTCTTGGTCGTTTGTTTTTCCGACATCCATGTCTTCGTATTGCTCCCACGTATGCTGGTTTACCCATGTCTGCAACATCTGCATAAACCCAAGACTGTTGTTGCTCTTACGAAACTCTAGCTCGTTTTTGAGACAGTTAACAATCTTGTTATGCTTTGCTACATTCTTCCCAATCACCTTGTGATAAGCTTTCTTCGCCTTCTGGTTGTTACGAGCGTCGGCATCCTTTGCGCGTAGAATACGCACATTACCTTTCGTATACACCTTTAGAGGAAAGTGGGAGAGGAGTTCAGACCACATCCTATCGAAAGAATCCTCGATATAATCAAGGAATTTCTGTCGTACGACATCGTCTTCCACATCCTCTCCCAGCTTAACGTACCCTTCCGTTTGAAGGAACTCAGTGTTTGGCTTGATAGACAACTCACGAATCAAATCGTAAGCTTTGGCATGCAAGAGATACAAATATACAAAGTCATCAGCACTTATTCCAAGATCGTTAAGAATATCTGTATCAATTTCTATATGCATTACTTGTCTGTAAACATAATTGTAATCTCAATACCCACGTTGGGCATTTTCATGATCATTTGCTTCGGGGATCCAGCTTCAGGAGCAGCAACTACTTGCTCTACAACTTGTTGAGTAGGGGGTTTGACTTCAGCCTTGAAGCTATCAGTCTCCCAATCATACCCATTACGTCTAAGCTCATAGCATTTAGCTCTAACACCTTGGTGATTCCCCTTTAGATCTGGGTAAACTTCTTCAAGAGCTTTGAGTGCTGCTTTAGAAGCATCTTCTACGCTCTTGTCAGACTTAGATCTTGACTCCCAGAATGTTCTACACATCAGGGGGTACATCTTAGGCTCGTACTTAGCCATCAGTCCTTGAAGATTACAGTGATCTTCTTGTTAAACCGCAGAGGAATAACAGCCTTCTTAGCACCTTGCTTACGAAGCTCTTCCACAGCTTCATCCAAAGTCGTGCACCTGCGTGGTTTAGGCTTAGGAGTTTCTTCGAACTCAACTTCAACAGGTGCATACGCATTGGTTGGGTAACGGCAGTCCATTTGCTTGACTCCAATGTACATCTCTACTCCGTGATACTCTTGAGCATCTTTGAGAGCTGTTATTGGGGACTTCTTGGGTTCTTCATCCGCCTGCATGCCTCTGTAATAGTAGATATGCATAGGAGGATTAGGGCCTGCCAAGGTAGCCCATCTGTTCCTAATCCCACCTTCAGTTCTAGACTTGTCTACACTCTTTAGTTTGAGAGCTGACTTGATTCTAGACCTAACAGTAGCATCCTTAGGGCGATTAGCAATGTGCTTGTAGATAGCTAGATCTTCTTTTTCCGTATAGTTCATGAGTTTAAAATTGATGTGAGGTCTTCACGTTTGACATTACTGAGAGTTTTCGTGGCACTCTCTAGCCACTTTTCTTCTTGTGAGTTAGGGACATACAGGATATAGATTCTACCCCGCTTCCCTTCTTTGAACCTGATGAGTCGACCCACACGCTGTATCATAGACAACGACTTAGACTCTAGACCTGCGATGATACCGACCCCTACATCGGGTACATCGAAGCCTTGATTCAAAGCTTTAGTAGAGCATAGTATACTCGTAGTAGACTTGTTGAACGCTTCAAGAATCTTTCTGCGTTGTGCTTGTGTCTTACCTGAGTGATACGCAGTAGCCCCAAGCCTATCAGCCATCAGATTTGTAAACTCGTTAGTACCACCGAAGGTCAGTATCTTGTCTTCGATATGATAGTCAGCAATTTCTTTTGCTGCCTCGAGCTTATTCTCTGCATGCTGAACAACTTGCTTACGCTGCCGTATGGCATTGAAGAACTGTGCTGCTGCACCTTTGTCACCGGGTGCACCTGCTAGTATAGATTGAGCTTGTTTGAATGCATCAAACCCACCCAGCCTGTACTTCATCTGTACAAACAAGTTGTTGGCTTTCTTGTATGCTGCTTGTTCTTCCTCTGTCATCTCCACAGGGATGCAGATGATATCGTACGGAGCTACAAGCCCTAGTTCTACACACTCATCAAGAGTAATCTTGTAGCATGTAGGAGCAAGCTCTCCCAATAGTTTCTTGTACTCATCCTCTTCAGGGAGAGTAGCAGTCATACATAGTAGCTTATCGTAAGTATTCTTTTCAAAGAACTCACGATATACTGGACTCAATCCAAGATGAACCTCATCACATACAACGATGTCATAGTGTTCATTTTCAAGCTTATGCGCTGATTGATAGCACAGTATTTCTACACGTGGGAGTATGTCTTCACATCCCCACTTGATGAACTCTTGCTTGAATTGATCCTGTAGTTGTGTGGTGGGGACTAGAACCAGAGCTCTACCTCCTGATCCAAGGATATGGCGTACAGCAAGGACACCACATCTAGACTTACCAAAACCAGTACCAGCAATAATGCTACCAATACCGTTCTGCGTCCACCATGCGTTGAGAGCTTTCCTTTGTTGCTCATCTTTAGTTTTAATCGTTTGGGTTTTCATCAGTAAGTTCTCCATCTAATATTTCTTCTTGAAGTTGCTCTACAAAGTCAATGTCTGGTTCCTCTAAGTCGTACTCCATCTTAATTATTCTGACGCTTGGGGATACACCTGGGCTCCCACTTCCGTCTGGGTAATAATCTACCCTAGGTTCACCGGGATCAAATTCATACTCAATCCTCAGTGTTCCGTTCCCTAGTTCCGTATTCAATGGGGCTTCCCAACTTTTGATACTCATAGTTTAGTTCATTATACATGATTATAAGTCTAACGACTTGACGTTTGAGTGAAGACAAGTCGTTGCGTAGGACTGCTACCTGAGCTTCCAACAGTTCTGACTTGGCTTCTAAGACCCTCATGGAGTCCTGTGTGTTCGAATCCATACTTATCTAATTTAGATTCTGCAGTTGATAAACATCTGTGATACAAATGGTTAAAGGACTTGTCGACTTTCAACAAACCCTTGGCGGTTTTAGTGTTTGATACTATTGTAGAATGATCTCTCTTTAGAAACTTACCGAGTAGCTTGACCCTGGTCTGTAGGATCTCTCGGCAAATCAAAGAGAATATCATTCTAGCCATGACTATGTCTTGAAACTTTCGAGTGGAAAAGAATTCATCCTCTGTTACTTGTGTGACTTCGCACACTACTTGCATTACGCAGTGAAGCTCTCCTTTGTCGAATGTGTTAATCAAGACGATTTCTTGTCGCTGTTCATAGCCAAGACCAGCGAATACTTGCGGATGTATTACATGTTTCATAAAATTTAGAGTGTGTGCGCCAGGCAGGATTCGAACCTGCAACCAATCGATTATCCAATCGAGAACTCTACCAGTTGAGATACTGGCGCATTAAAGATCCAATACCCAACACGTTTAAAGGCTGGCTATGGGCGGTGCTACCTACGACCGAGATATTCATCTCATTGGATCCCTTTTATGTTATTTTATTTAGTGCGCCCGGTAGGACTTGAACCTACGACCTGCCGATTATGAGTCGGATGCTCTAACCACTGAGCTACGAGCGCATAGAAAAGGCCACCCACGTTTGGATGGCCCTTTCACCTTAACCAGATTGCGACGTTTAAGAAGGCGTCACCCTTATCCCATATAGTATACTTTTACAGAAGCAATGTAACCAGTGAATGCATTCACAGCTTGATCATTTTCAGGATCTTTGACATAAAAAGCTAAGCCATAAGTACTTGACGTAGTAAATGAGACTGATATTGTAGACCATTGATCTGCTGTAGGAGTACCTGATTGAAAAGCAAGGCTTCCAATACTTAATTTTGTCCCAGTCCCATCTGTAGGAACATATATCTCTGCTTCAGCCGTGTATGTTTCTCCTTCAAAGGCTATAGAAGGAGAACGAAGCAAAACATCGTAGAAGCCTGCTACTGAAGTAAACTTAAGAACGTTGTTTTTGCCTTCGTACGTTACTCCTGCTTCTGTAGTCCATGTACCATTTACTTGGAAAGACCATCCATCTGCATCTTCACTGAAATCAGATTGATACACGTACTGTCTAGTCAACTGAGGACCAGCTGATGTAATGACAGGTGAAGATGAAGTAGATAAACCTAGCTTAGGCATTACTCCTTTGGAGTCTTGATACGATCTGAAAAGACCATATTAATAAGTGCGTCGATATAACCGAACACTTGGTTGTCTTTCTCGGTCGGAGTGAGATTAACAACCACTTTAATCAATGCCATGAGCGCAATAATGAGCTCGGCAAGGTTATTCATGATAAATGCTGAAATGTCCATAACAAATTTGTTTAGGTACAAATATATACAAACATTTTGTACTCCCGGCGGGATTCGAACCCACAACCTACAGCTTAGAAGGCTGTTGCACTATCCGGTTGTGCTACGGGAGCTACCTGATTACTCAGGCTTCAGCCTTGTCTCGAGCTGAAACTTAGTGTAATCAATCGTAGTGATCTTGGTGATGATATAGATCTTCTTGTTCCCCTCGAACTCAGTCTCCTCAAGCTTCATCTCATCCCCAATACGCTTAGTATACGTAGGCTTCTTAAGACCATCACGGATAGTCTCATACAAACCTGCGTGGGTGGTGTCTTCATAACGTTCGATAGCGAAGACCGCACCGACAATGGTTTCATAGATATTCTTCATTTTTCCCAAGTTTCTGAAATATTAGTGTCTGCTTTTAGCAACCCATTCTTGACAATCTTCATGGCTGCTTTCTCCATCAATTCTGTCATTTTGGTTGCCCATTCATCTGCTATCTCACGCTTACAGATAGTATCTATCTGGTCGTGGACAGTCATTACAATTTTTACATCATTCTTGTAGTTCTCTTGTATCTCATCATAGATATAGATGAGAGCTAGTTTAGTCATATCAGCTGATGAGCCTTGAATTGGGGTGTTCTTAGATGCACGTTCGATGGAACCTAGTTCCCCCATCATCGTTCTATCATTCCATATTTTCGGATACCAATTGTCGAACCACCTCCTACGCTTGAAGGGAGGCATAGTGGTGATGAAACCGTTGTGCTTACCGTATCTACCTAGTTTATCTAAGAAGTCTTTGATGTTTGGGAAGGCACTGAAGTATTTCTCTATCAGTTCTTCTGCTTCTTTCTTACTTATACTAAGTGTGTCAGCGAGCTTAAAGGGCCCCATTCCATAAGCCAACCCGAAATTGATTGTTTTGATTGTTGTTCGAAGGGTTTTACGAAGGTCAGCGTCAGCATCCCTCCATTTTTGTTCAAATACGAGATCTGCACATACTCCATGCAAATCGGCTCCTCTTTCAAGAGCCTCGAGCCACACTGGATCTTGACTTCCATACGCTATCACATTCAGTTCCTGTGAAGCGTAATCTGACGAGACAAAGACCCATCCGGACGGAGCAACGAAACAGTTTCTAAAGGTATTATCACTGGGTATCTGCTGCATGTTCGGCTTGGAACTCGACACTCGTCCAGTATCCAAGATCTGTGAGAAATTTGTGTGGACTCTCCCATCGCAGTTAATATAGTTGAAGAACTTGGTACCATAGGCATTCGCAAGTTTCGTCCTTTCTTTATACAATATATATTCATCAATCAGTTTGTGTTTGTACCTGTACTTGCTGAGCTTCTTACCGTTGACATCCTCAAGCTTAGGTACTAAATGTTTAAATAACTCCAAGGTTTGCATGGGTGAGCTCCAGTTTATGGAGGTCTTACGCAACTCTTCTGGGGGAGTAAACATATCTGCTTGTATTGGTTGTGCATACTTCGCTGCAAGCAAAGGATGTTCCAACACAAGCTTATCTAAGTGTAACTCCTGTTCTCGCGCCAATCTGACATTATCCTCTGCCATCTTGGTCCATTTTGTCTCATCAATCATGAGACCCTCGTACTCAATCTCAGCAAATACTTTTACTGCTTTGTTTTCGAGCTTGCTAACCATCTCAAGCTCGTACGTATGTAGCTGAGACTTCTGAGCCTCCCATATGTCGATGAGATAGACAACGTCCTTCGCACCATAGGTAATCTGATCGACATTAAAGGGCGCTCCACGTAAGTCGATGAACTTGTTCCGAACTTCTTTGTCCAAAATGTCACCGCAATACCTTTCGACACATTTGCTGAGAGAATAGCCGTGGTCTTGCTTACCACAATGAATAACCCTCTCGGCCAAGTAAGTATCGTATATGTTCTCAACGTCGATTTTTCCCCAGTTCTTAATAAACTTATAGTCGAACTTGGCGTTGTGGAAGATTTTGATGGTATCTCTATCTTCAAGAACGGTTCTGAGTGGTTCGATTGAGATGTCTCTTGCATCAATTACGTATTGTCGGTCTTTATCCCCGATCTGCAACATAACCAATTTCTTGCAGGTGAAGTCAAAGCCCTCAGTCTCAGTATCAACACCGAGGACTGACTTCTCCTTACAATATGCCACACACTCATCAAT